AGGGGCGGGACTTACTGCGAAAGGTCGCGCTAAATATAATCGAAAAACTGGAGCTAATCTCAAGGCTCCTGCACCCAACCCCAAAACGAAAAAGGATGCGGCTCGCCGTAAATCTTTTTGTGCAAGAATGTCTGGTATGAAAGGCCCCATGAAAGATTCTAAAGGTCGTCCTACTAGAAAAGCAGCATCATTAAAAAGGTGGAAATGCTAATGAGCACCGAACGCGAACTAGGAGAACATTCAGTAGCTATTGACCATATGCAAAAAGATATGGACGAAATGAAAGAAGATATTCGTCATCTAAAAAATGCTGTTGATAATATTGAAACTATGTTATCTGAAATAAAGGGCGGTAGAAGAATGGCTATGTGGTTTTGTGGTGCTATCGGCAGTGCAATTACAACGGTTATATATTGGTGGGCTGGTAAGTAATGCCAGCTAAAAGCGCCAAGCAACTTAAACTAATGCAGGCGGTGGCTAATAACCCTAAGTTTGCTAAAAAGGTAAACATTCCACAGTCTGTGGGTGAAGAATATTCTAAGGAGAGCAAGATGTATAATAAGAAAATGATGATGGGCGGTAAAGTCAAGAAAATGATGGGTGGCGGTATGGCTATGGCTGATAAAGCCGGTGCTCGTGCTATGGACCCAAGAATGGCTATGGCTATGGACGCGCGGCGTAGACAAGCTGCTATGGGCGGTATGAAAAAAGGCGGAAGCGTAAAAAATGAACTCGAAGAATTAGGTCGAGTAGACGCTGAAAAAGCTTACACTAAAAAAGGCAAACGTAATTTAAAAAGCGAAAAGAAACGTGTTGTTAACGAAATTAAGAAAAAAAGAATGAAGAAAGGTGGTATGGTTTCTTCTGCTTCTAAACGTGCAGACGGCTGTGTAACTAAAGGTAGAACTCGCGGTCAAATGAGATAAGGAAAAATAAAATGGCTACTCAAAAACAAATAGAAATGGCGGCAGAAGAAAAGCGTATAGCGGAAAAAAAGCGTATAGCGGAAGAAAAGCGTATAGCGGAAAAAAAGCGTATAGCAGAAAAAAAGCGTATAGCTAAATTAAACAAAAAGTTTGGTAGCTCTAAAGAAGAAGTACGTAAAGCTAAATTAAACAAAAAGTTTGATACGGGTTCTAGAACAAATGTTAGAGAAGCTAAATTAAACCGAAAGTTTGATAATACAGCAAAAGAAAAACGCATAGCTAAACTAAATCGAAAGTTTGACACTTCCGAAAAAGAAAAACGTTTAACTAAATTAAACAAAAAGTTTGATACAGGTTCTAGAACAAATGTTAGAGAGGCTAAATTAAACCGAAAGTTTGATAATACAGCAGAAGAAAAACGTATGGCTAAATTAGCCCGAAAATTTAATACTTCTGAAAAAGATATGCGTAAAGCTAAAAATGCCAGATTAAACGCAAAGTTTGAAACGTCACCTAAAAAATCTGTATTTAGCAAAATTAAAGAAACTTTAGGATTTGGACCAAAAACTTATGATGGCACTGAATCAAAACCTAGAAGGCGCTCTAAGGGTCCCGGAGGACGAAGAAATTTTGCTGGGGGAATTGGTGAGTCAAACCGTCAGAAATCAATGCGCATGAAAGCTGGAGGTTCTGTTACGAAATGTAAACGTGATGGTATAGCTATACGCGGTAGAACTAAAGGTAAAATGGTGTGATATGAGAGCCTCTCGTGGAATGGGGATTATAAACCCTAAGAAGATGAAAGCCGGTGGTAAGGTTTTTAAGTCTCATATGATGTATGATAAGAAGACGGGCAAAGCAGTTAAAGCTCCGACTATGGCTAAACATCTAGAGCTAAAGAAAAAAGGCTATGGGCACACTAAACCTACTAAAATGAAAGCGGGCGGGAGTGTAAAAGATGCTTGTTATAAAAAGGTAAAGGCTAGTTATAAAGTCTTTCCTAGCGCTTATGCTTCTGGGGCTATTGCTAAATGTAGGAAAAAGAAAGCAGGTAAATAATGGCTGTTCGGAAAACCAAAAAAGGTGCAGCATTAAAACGCTGGTTTAAAGAAGATTGGAAAGACGTAAGAACAGGTAAAGCTTGTGGTAGAAAAAAAGGTGAGACTCGTGGTACGCCTTACTGCAGACCTTCTAAACGTGTTTCTGCTAAAACTCCAAAAACATCTGGGGAGATGACACCTGCACAAAAGAGATCGCGTATAGCCCAAAAGAAAAGACTTGGGCAACCAGCGGGTAAACCCCGTAGAGTAGCAGCACTTAAAAGAAAAGGTAAGAAATAATGACAACGACAAATACACATAATTTTAACCTAGATCTTAACTTGCTAGTAGAAGAAGCGTTTGAGCGTTGCGGTGCAGAACTTAGAACGGGCTATGATTTAAGAACAGCTACTCGTAGTTTGAATTTACTTACTATTGAATGGGCTAACCGAGGTATTAATCTTTGGACTGTAGAACAAGCTACTATTCCTCTTGTTCAAGGCACTGCAACATATGATCTACCTACAACTACTATTGATCTTATTAGTCAGGTTATTAGAACAGGGACAGGAACAACTCAATCGGATATAACTATATCTAGAATATCAAACCCTACTTATGCTTCTATACCTAGTAAGAACGATGCAGGCAGACCTATACAAGTTTATATAGATAGACAGGCAGCGGTTCCCAAAATAACTTTATGGCCTATCCCAAATGATGGAAGTTATACTTTTGTTTATTGGTTTTTAAAAAGAATTGACGATGCAGGCACGGGCGTTAATACCCAGCATATACCCTTTAGGTTTTTACCTTGTATGGTTGCTGGACTTGCTTATTATCTATCACTAAAGATTCCAGAAGCAGGACCTAAGATACAATTTTTAAAACAAGAATACGAAGAGCAGTGGCTACTTGCTTCTACGGAAGACAGAGAAAAAGCTACATTATCTTTAGCACCCAGACAATCATACGTTTAAGGAGAATTAAAATGGCATTAGGACCTATTTTGAAAGTTGCAGATTATATTAATAAGGGCAGGAAATTTGTAAAATCACCAGCAGGAAAAAAAACTATTCAAACAATAAAAGATAAATTTAAGGGGAAACCAAAGTCGCTTACAGAAATAGCAAAAAAAGTTGAAAATAAAGCTAGAAAAGATTCTGCAGAAGCATCAAAAAAATTAAGAGACGCCGAAAGAAAAAAATTAAAAGAGTCTTTAAGTGAAAATAAAAGTAGCGAGGCTACGCCGAAAAGATCTTATGAACAGGGTTTTTCTAAGCCGAAAAGATCTTATAAACAGGGTTTTTCTAAAGGTGGCATTGTAGACAGACAATACCTTAAAGGAAGATAATGAGTAATGCTTTTGCTAGTAAAAAGAATGCGATAGCAGACTGTGATGTTTGTGGGTTTCAATTTAAGCTAACAAAATTAAAAAGCTTAGTTATAAGAACTACAAAAACACAAATACTAGCGTGTCCTGAGTGTTGGAACCCAGATCAACCCCAGAACTTACAGGGTATGTATCCGGTTACTGATCCCCAGGCTATACAGGATCCTAGACCTGATAAGAGTTTTGTTATTGCGGGACCTTACAGCTCAAGAGATATACAATGGGGATGGAACCCTGTAGGGCTTTCAAATCCTTTACAACTAGAAGGACTAGAGAATTATTTATTAGCACAAGGACAAATAGGAACCGTAACGGTTACTACAACTTAGGAGAAAGCAATGAAACAGAATGAAGAAAGAAAACCTAAAATGGTAGATAGTTATACACAACCACAAGATGTACCTGTACCTAATACAGCAGGGTATCCAGAAAAAGATATTAAAACTACTGGTGTAGTAACTCGTGGTAATGGTTGTGCTACTAAAGGCACTATGGCCCGTGGACCTATGGCATAAGGATAAGTAATGAACTATACAGAGTTAGTTGCTGCGATTCAGTCATATACTGAAGACGAATACCCCACTGCAGATATTAATTTATTTATACAGCAGGCAGAGGAGCGTATATTTAATTCAGTTCAAATACCTGACTTACGTAAAAATGTAACGGGAACTATGACAGCGGGAAGTAAATATCTTAATGTTCCTTCTGATTGGTTAGCTACTTTTAGTTTAGCTGTGATTGACACAGATAATAGTTACACCTATCTTCTTAACAAAGATGTAAACTTTATTAGGGAATCGTTTCCTGATACAGACAATACTTTTTGGAAAAAACCAGAGTATTACGCGGTGTTTGATGATACAACTTTTATATTAGGAGCTACACCTGATGCTGCTTACGATAGCGAACTTCATTATTACTACTATCCTCAAAGTATCGTTGTTGCTGGTACTAGCTGGCTTGGGGATAATTTTGATAGTACACTACTATATGGATCGCTTTTGGAAGCGGCTACTTACTTAAAGGCTGACGCAGATACCATTACAAACTATAATAACCGTTATAAAGAAGCTATGGACTTAATTCAGAATTTAGGTGAAGGCAAAAACAGACGAGATGCGTATAGAAGTGGACAAGCGCGTATCCCTGTTAAAGGCAGAAGAGGAGCGGTATAATGTCAGATACACTAAATACATCAGTAGGGACAGTAAAAGTTGTAATAACGCCTCCTACTAAACCGACTAAACCCGAAAAACATTTAGACTAGGAAGTTAATTATGGCAATCTCACAAGCAATGTGTACCTCGTTCAAAGTAGAACTATTAACTGGGACACACAATTTTACAAACGGTGCAGACGTATTTAAGCTCGCACTATTTAGAAACACAGCAGCTATTGTTGGTACTTTTGGTGCAGCAACAACCAATTACTCACAGATGGGCGCAGACGAAGTAGTAGGCACAGGATATACTGCTGGAGGGTTTACTTTAACAAATGTAACTCCTACCTCTACTGGTACTACAGCGTTTACTGACTTTAACCCTAATGCTTCATTCACCGATGCTACAATTACTTCTTCAGGTGCTTTAATTTATAACAGTACAGAAGGTAATAAAGCAGTAGCAGTACTAGACTTTGGTGGAGATAAAGTTTCAACGGCAGGTGATTTCACAGTTATATTCCCAGCTGCTGATGCTACAAATGCAATTGTTCGTATAGCTTAACAGGATTTTATTATGGCTCTTACTTTAAATGATAGAGTAAAACAAGTATCTACAACCACAGGAACGGGTACTATAACATTAGGAATTACTCCTAGTGGGTTCCAATCTTTCACTGACGGTTTGAGTGATGGAGACACAACTTATTATAGTATTGTTAATACTGAGTCAGGAGTAACTGAATGGGAAGTGGGTCTAGGTACATATACTGCATCAGGTACTACACTCTCTAGAGATACTGTATTTACTTCGTCTAACTCAGGCTCTCTTGTAAATTTCGGTGCTGGAGACAAAGATGTTTTTGTAACCTATCCTGCATCTAAATCACTTTTTGAAGCTGCCGATAATTCTATTTCTCTTCCTGGAGCAACTACTTTTGGTAGTACAGTTTTACTTAACCAAGCCCCCACACTTAGCTTACAGGCAGCTACTAAAGATTATGTGGATAACGCGGTTGCTGCGGGTTTAGATATACATACTGCGGTAAGACTAGAAACAACAGTAAATTT